CTTTTTCAAATACATAGTACAGTGCGAAGTTGTATTGGTTGGAAATGGTCACGTTTCCGAAAATATCTTTACGGCGCTGGACCTCCACCAGACCAGATGGAAACACACCGCCGGTGGCAGCGTTCACGTGATCCGTGTAATCCACCTGAAACTGGCCAAGGATGTCGTGTCCTTCATAAGTGGCCAGCCACTTCCTGAGTTTTTCCAGCGGTGTCATTTCCCCGACCTCCTGTCTATGTAACGCTGCAGGTCAGCCTGCAGTGCAGGCATCTCCGCAGCCACCAGAGCCCGGTCCCAAAAGGGACCTGCCTGGGGGTTCTTGGTGGTGGTGTAGGTGATCGGCCTGTCGCTTTTCACCTTCGGCCGACCCTTCCAGCTCTTCCACTGACCATCCTTGTCCTTGAATCCAGCGGCACCAGTGATAGGATCGACCATCAGTTTCCCGTGATATAGGAATTTGCCATGCGGCACATTGGTCACGATATACGGCTTATTGATGTCCGTATCCAGAATTGTCTTCTTGATCGTTGCCCCGCTCCGGTATGGCATATACTTGATGATCCGGCGCATGACGTTCTGAGTGTGGAAGGCCTGAACGCTGCCGTCTGCGGACAATCCTTTGTCCCTCAGCAGGCGGTTCAGATCCTTCATTTTGACAGTCACTTTCATGTCGCCCCTCATCCGCCGGCCTCCGTGTGGACAACACTTCCACGCCAGTATTTGGGATCCACGTACTTGACCACGACCAAACCGGGTACCTTGGAGGGGATAAAAGAGACCCATGAGGTGCGGTCGTTGATCTCCGGGCCTTCTCCCATCATCACTTTGTCCCCCACCGCCACTGGGATGTCCTCTCCGGGGATGACCAGCAGGAAGGAGTTGGCCTCCCCGCTCCCCGTCTTGTCCACGTTTTGGGTCTTTTTGTAGTCCAAGAACGCGTCATTGCGGACTGTGCGGGTATAGGTCTCCTTCCCATCCCAGTGGTAAATGCTCACAGTCTGGTTGCAAAGCCGGTAATCCACCGGGTTAGTGCGAGCCTTGATGGTCACCATCAGCCACACCCCCGGTAGATGTCCAGATAGAGGCAGGCGCAGCGGTATAGCTCACGACTTTGTCCCTTCGGTGTGATGTCCACCGCCTGGCTCCCTGTAGTGCCGTAGCTTACGGATACTGAGCCAACGGAAGCCGACTGAACTGGCCCGCCCGCTCCATTGGCAATCAGGTCAAACCCATGAAATGCCTCTGCCATGGCACACACGGCCATGCTCTCGGACTTTTCTTCCGGGGATGTCACTGTGTATATCCGCTTATATCGTCTCAGCTGGGCGGCAGCACGGGCCTCATACGCTGGCCAGTCAGTTTCGGAGAGGGCACCACCGTGGTAGTCTGCCTTATAAAATTCATAATCCACCATCGGCGATGCATCTCCTTACTCAGCCTTCCCGGCACCATCCAGCTTGGCAGTCAGTTCAGCGACCTGTGTCTTCAGCTCAGCATTCTCCTTGCGAAGCTTCTGGTTGGCGTCGCGCAGAGCCTTCTCAGCGGGGGGATCAGCCTTGATGATCTTCCCGGTCTTTTCGTCGACCTGGCAGAAGCCACGCTTCAGCATCTCTTCCAGCTGCTCATCAGGAACGCGCAGCTGCTTATTTGCTTTCTGTACGGTCTTCATGGATTCCGACCTCCTTAAGCCTCGACATTGAACTTGATGGCGTCGACGCGCTTGTTCAGAATGAACACATCATCATAGCTCTCCTCGAAGTACACATACTTGCCCTCGGAGCCGGCGCTGGGGGCATCCAGCTGGACAAAGGCATACTTCTCAGGGGTAATGACAGCAGAGGGATGGATCAGCATCATGTTGATCTGCTTGGCATTGCCGGCAGGCACCCAGCCAGCGCTGAAGTCGTAGACAGTCTTCATCAGCTTGCTGGGCACAGACTCGATCTTGACCTCATCCAGAGAACGCACCGCACGTTTGATGGCCTCGTCACCGTTGGCAATGTACCGCTGGATCTCCTTAGCCTGCTTCAGCATGGTGTTGACGTTGGAGGTGACATACAGCATACGGCCGTCAACGGGCACGTTAGCCTCATCCATCGCGGTCATATACTTATCGAACAGGGACAGGACGTTGCCGACCTCCACGGCGGAGGTATCAGCTGCATCGGCCTTGACGGCGATGGTATCGGCGTAGATCTTGGAAACCAGATAGGCATCCATTTCAGGGAACTTCTGCTCCTCGTTGAACACCTTGGTGATGTTCTGGATGCTGGCTACCTGGTTGGTCTCATCGATGTCCATGGGGTGGACCAGGGTAGACCACTTACGGTGATTGGACAGGGTCTTGGGCTCCCAGCCATTATCATAGTTGCGCTTGGCAAAGCCGATGGTATCGCGGCTACCTTCCACACGGCCGGTGGTAGTCAGGGTGGGGATCTGGATGGTGTTGGCACCGGTCCACTTGTAGCGGGTATCGTTTGCGGTGCTGCGCAGGTCAGCGAAGTGCAGAACATAGGGATAGGCCTGAGCCAGAGCGGCCTGATAGGCCTGTGCATAGTTCAGCGCATTGGGCATTGTTTACTCCTCCTTTTCGGAATATCAGGAATTGGGTTTAGCGCGGATACCAGTGAATCCGAAATCAAACACACCTGCAGCCTGCTGAGGGTTGTTGTTTCCGGTACCAGTATTCGCGGCAAAGGGCGGAGGCGTACCCTGATCGTCTCCGAACAGGTAGCCACTCTCCTTCTGCAGGGCCTCCAGAGCGGTCTTGATGTCATTTGCCTGATTCTTGCTGGCCTTCAGGGTATCGATGTCCAGCAGGGCGCGGATGGCCTTTTCGCTCTTTCCCTTGACAGCAGCGATCGCATCCTTCAGGATGCCGTCAAAGGTCAGATCGTCCATCTCCTTCTTGTGGTCGGTGATGGCCTGGTTGTACTTCTCCTCCCACTCTCTGGCAGCCTTGCGGGCCCCTTCGATGTCCTGCCCCTCAAGCCCTTTCAGGGTCTCCTGGGCGGTGGTCAGCTGGTTCTTGATGGTCTCATAGTCGGAAAAGGGTTTCTTTGCAGCTTCGATGTCCCGGCCATTTTCGTCCATAATGGCGTTGATGATCTCAGCAGGCAAAGGCTGGTCTCCGACTTTGAGATTCTGTAGGAATTCGCGTTTCATGGTACTCCTTCCTCCGCTACGCTTTCTCATACGGGGGTCGCATCCCCTGCGGGCGGCCTGTTTTACGTCTGGCCGGGACAAATAATGGTTGCGGCGGGAGGGCTCGAACCTCCGACCTCCAGACGACGATTCTGGTGAGCTGCCAACTGCTCTACACCGCGATATATAAAAAAACGGAGCCAACCGCTCGGAATTTCCGAACAGTCAGCTCCATTTAGCTCTTCCCGCCCACCACTTAGGGCGAGGAACAATATTCAATTAGCTTTTCACCTTTTTGCGCTTAATGTGGATAACTTCCACGCCATCCTTCGTGGGGATCAGCTCTACGCGGTCGCCCTTTGCAAGGATGGTTTCGATGGTTTTGATTGTCTGGGGACTCATGTTCTCCCTGCTTTCTGCTTCCACAGCGGGACATATTTCCCAATCTTGTAGTCATCCCAGTGCTGGAAGTAGTATTCCCGCTCCACCTCATACTCTTCCGGAGTCATATCCTCTCTCCAGAAAGGAACTTCCTTCAACGTTCCCGTTGCCCAGTTAGTTTCTTCCATCAAGTTCGATCAACCCCTTCGTATAGTCTCGCAGAAGATTCTCTACCAACAGCAATTCACGCATTCTCGTGCGTTCTCCCGCTGTTATTATGCCATTTTTATACTGCTGCGTCAAGAAATCGATTTCTTTCTGATACAGCGGATCAAAGTTATAGCTTGATGATGGCAGCCTGCCAGCCTTTTCCGCTATGTACTTTACTCCGTCCAAACGTACTGCAACAAACATCTTGATATTGTCCGTGTGCAGGAATGTCCGCATATCATCTTCAGAAAAGAATCCATCCGAAAGATGATT